TTTATCTTTCCAACATTCGTAACCCAGCTTGCCTCCCCAGAAGTGATATACCTCTGGACAAACTTTCATTCGTAATCTTCCAAATGGAAGGTTTTTCCGTTCTCCACCAGAGACCCTTTTCTCGGCCTCCATAAGCTTCTTTTGTTCACTCTCGGCACCAGCAAGCTCGGCACGAAAGATGTCCGCAAGACTACCCCAAATGTCTCCCGTAAGGTTTTCCTTACCTATAACTATTTCTTCCGTACCAAGCATTGCTAGACCGAATGAATGAAACTAAATTAGCTTAATTTGTATTTACCGTGATCCAACCCACCAGAGTAGGATTTCAAGGAAAATACAGATTCGATAATCGAACGAGGTCCACCCCCTAAGTCTGGAAGTTCACGAACGCTAGTCTCTTCAGCGAATGCTACTTCAAGCTGGGCCATATTAAGAATGAACAATGTGTTTTGTCCCTCACTGGCATCATATGCACTAGAAGTTCTTGCATCCTGCTCAAGAAAACTTGACAGGTTGAGAGTAATGGTTCCAAAGTCAGACTCTATAATGTCAACCGCAGCACTCAAACGACCTTCGTCAGTGTCTCTGTTAGAAACGACAAGGTTGTTTGTACGAGGAGTAAACAGTGTGAAGTTAGAAATGGTTTTCTTAACTTGCGTACCACAAAGACCGTAAAAGGTTTTGTCGGACTCACCAGTTTGCTCATAGATGCTTTGAAGGATGTCACGAAGATCTTCTTCCTGTGCAGCAGAAGCACCAACAGTTTTGATTGATCCAGCAGGAGTGCGGAAGTCCGCAGGTACTGGAAGAGTTGCTTGTGCAGAAGAATTAATCCACTTACCAAGACCACGGGTCTGATATGGTGAATTGGAAGTTTCCTGTGCAGTTTCCTGTGATGAACATAGAGTCGCTTCAATATCTCGTTTTGCACTTACGAGTGCTTTTGCTATACTATTCGCCATCTCTTTTTTGTAACCGACTCCAGCGATATCGGAAGTCATGTTAGCTAAACGAGAGACTTTAGGCACTCTGCGAGCATACTGAAGATACACTGAACACTTGGTGCGATCATCATAATTTTCAAAATCGCTTGCGCTAATATCTTCACCGTCAATTGGAAGATTGTCGCTAACTCCAGATGTGTATGTTGCAGTGCGGACTAAGTTGTCTTTATGCTTGTCAAGCGGCCATTCAACAAATGAATTTTTTGGTGCAGCACCTTTTTTAACCGCACTCATGAAAGGACAGGACTTTCTGTCTACGATGGTCATGAGGTCAGCGAGTGACTCCCGTTTAAGTGATTGATCTCTTTCTACTATTCCAGCCATGATAATTTTTCTCCTATAATTTTATAACAATGATTCGATGTATGCGGAGGCATCCTCTACCTGCCCAGAAGCTGCTTGTTGTAGAAGTGACTTTTTGTTGGTAGTTTTCTTACGAGTTACAGATGTCGCACGGGAAGGCACTGGTGCCTTTGGTGCTACTGCCTGTTTAGTCGTTTGCTGAGATTTCTTTGCATTGATTGCCTTAATTCCTTCAATTGCGTAAGCTACGGTGAGAACTCCATATGGATCTCTTTCGTAGTAATCCTTAATAAATTGATTTGAATTAAGTACCTGCTGGACCTCTTGCATTTCTTGACTGGATTTATCTTTCATCCAATCAAATGTTTGCATGGCCGCCTGCCTGTTTTTCTCTCTCTGTTGTAGTCTTTGTGCTGCTAGTGGAATGTTTTTTCTTAGATCACGATCAGTCTCAACCATAAGCTTTCTTGCCTGCTCATAATCAACATCATGCTCTGCTCCAGTAATGTCGGTGTATTCTCCTCCATCTGGATTTTCCAATAACCATTCACGCAAATGCTCGGCTTCTGTTTCTCTGGCTTGCAGTTCCTTGTGATCCTTAATTCCCTCAAACCTATCCATTCCTTTTGGGTCTGGAGCAGGCTGCGAATCAGACGATGATTCAAGTTCTGCAATCTTTGCCTTTAGTTCCTCAGTCTCAGCTTCGGCTTTATTCCTAGCTTCGATTAATTTACCTATGCGTTTTTTGACTCCATCAGATTCCTCTGCTGGCGGCTCCTGTGGCTCCTCTACCTCTGAAAGCTCAGCGGCTTGAGGTTCCTCAGTATCCTCTATCTCTTCTACCTCTTCAGTCTCCTCAACTTCAGTTGGTTCCTCTGGTTCTGGTGATGCACTCTCAAAGAACGATGACTCTACTCCAGCGGCCTCGGCAATATCTCCGAAACTGACTAGTCCAGAATCTTCTTTTACTTGATTTTCTTCTGCTTGTACGGGAGCGACCCCTGTTGAATCTGCCATAGGTTTAAATTCTCTGACGGTGGAATGTTTACTCGTTGGACCGCAACGGACGGGTTAAATGTTAATCTAAACTGAACGCTCAGTTAACATTTTGCCAAGAGGCATTTCCTAAGTGCATGGAGTTGCATCAAAGGAACCTATACCAGATACTTCTGGTTAATTGCTTTTGCTCCTCATTCCATTGTGATCCTTTATAAACTTCTAGCTTACCACCCTTAATCAGTTCCTTTAGCAACTGATGGCATCTAGTGATTCCGAATCCAGTTTCCTTACGAAAATCTCTTGTTGTGAACCAATCATTACCCTTTGGTTTATTCTCGTTTACAGTCTTTACCTGCTCTAATTTCTTGGCCCAATTTATTGCCATATGTACTCCCCATCGAATTTTTTGGCTACATAGACCTGCCAACTTTTGTTTGAGTAATAACCGTAAACCCAGCCTGTCTCATGGGCCAATCGATTTACCTTTGCACGGTTCCATCCCATTTCTGTTTGCGTAAGGCAGCCAGCCGAATACGCTGCCCCACCCTTGTGCCTTGGAATTGTAAACATTTGAATCGAATGAATGTGTCCATGAACACAACATCCACCCTGCTTGGCAAATGTTAGGGCATGTTGCTTGCAAGCGGAAACGGCACCGTGAAAGTAGCCATGAACGAATGTCATTATCCCTAGTTCAAGAACACCCTTGTCCACATTGTAAGGTAGCATCTTGCATTTTAACTTTTTGCATTTGCCAGTGATATCCTTGATTCCAGAACGCGCGGTATCCCGTACGATTCCGACAGAATGCTTTTCTGCCGTTTGCCACAACCTGTCATCATGGTTGCCAAGAAGGAAATAGTGAGGCTCCCAATTATTGAGAAACTCCATACCTGCTTCAACATCGGCCTCCATGCTGGCATTTTTTTCTGCTGGATCTGCTCCCCTCATCAATGGAGAGAAATCAAATAGGTCACCTCCGAATATTCGAACATCTGGCTTAAACTCCTCTGTGAATTTATAGAGGGCCGCAACCGCATCTGGATCTTGCATGTCTCCATGCAGATCACTCGCGAAAACAAAAGACTTCACTAGCAGCCTTTTCTTTTACCCTTAGTAGTTGCTTTCTTAACTTTCTTTTTTCTTGTGTAAGGCATTATCTTTTCTTTCTAACTTTTACGCACTTGTCTTTTCCCTTTTTGGTCCCTGCAAATCGGTATCCTTTCCAGCAGGCTTTTCCGTCCGCACCTCTCTTCTTCTTAGTCCTCGGCATCGTCATCATCCTCCAGATCTATATCGCATTCGAAATCCACCACATATTCCTCAAGCCACTCTCTGGTATCCTCACGGGCAATTTCTGCAATTCGGTTTTCGTCAATATCCGACTCCTCCACCCAGTATTCCAAGAATGAACGGTGAGCATTTTTTACCTGCTGCTCTGGAGTTTCTTTAATCTTTTTCTTTTTCTTAGGCATCTTTTTCAAAATGTATTTCAGAAACCTTGATTGGTGCATACGGGCAGTTCCCGTGAAACTCATGCAGCTTATCATTTACTAGATCCTGCCACTTTGAAAAATCAAGAAGCACATTCATGTTATCTAATAAATAAACAGGTTTTAAGCCCACTGCACGGGCAGCAGCCAAATGGTATTCTACTGAGTAACACATGTAATGCCAGTTGTGCTGTAATGATCTTATTTGCATAGCATACTCTGGGTCTGGATCATCTATCTGGCACATGTCGCTCACGATTGCTTTTCCTCCATTTTTCAAAACCCTTCGAACTTCTTCATAGGTCTTTAACAATGGACGGTAACCAATTGACTGATCAAATATTGCTAAGTCAAATGTATCACTTTCATATGGCATATCATCATAGCTGCCAGCAGTGATTTCTACATTTTTGGGCAAATCTTTTTTGGCTTCTTCAATTTGTACTTTTGAAATATTTAGACCTGAAAACTTTGCGTCTGGCCTTTTAGCAGCCATATGTTTCAAGGAAGATCCTATTCCGCAGCCTGCATCGAGAATATTTTTCCTGCTTGGATTTATTTTCCTTCTCGCAAATTGAATATCTAAATGCTCTTCAAAATCATTAGATATTAATCCTGTTTGAAAAACAGAATAATCAGCATTCACATAAATTCTGCAAACCTTGTCCCAATAATCCTCTAGAAAGTCATGGCTTTTACAAACAGATCCGTAGTACGCATTTAGTAAATCAAATTTATCTTTATTCATTTTTTATATTCTTCAATTCGTGATTTTATTCCAGAGATGGCATCCACTCGGCCAGCGGCATGAGCAAATTTAGTGACATCATTTTTTGGGTCCGATACATCGTTCACTGCATCGAGAAGCATATTGTCTAGGATTGTATCTAATGCTTGCCACAATTTTGAGTCTCTGCCTTGCTCCACAAAAACTTTTGCCACCTCCTCGGCATTCATAGCTTGTGGATACTTGACGATTGTTGCTCTTTTTTTCTTACAGAAACAAAACATTAGTAACCCCCTCCCATAACTGGTTTAACACCTATTCGGCCAATCTGTGCATTCTCCTGCTGCTGGATACCGAATTGAAGATACTTCATACGATTATCAGCTAATTGTTTTACCAGCGGACTTTCGGATGCTTTCTTTTGAAACTCTTGTGATTGCTGCATAATCTGCTGGGCAGTCTGCGAACGAAGCTGGAAGTTGACTCCCTCTTTTGGAAGCGGCTCGATTTCGTTCATAATCTTAACCCAGCTATTTTGCTCATCATCAATTTCTTTCTGAGCAGCAGTTTGCTTGTCCATGATTACCTGCTTGGCCAGCATTGGATCGATTGATTCTGCCATAATCTCAAGCAGCTTATTTCTATCTAAGGCACCAGTGACATCGAACTGAGTAAGCTTAGTAACCGCATCCAGTTTTTTCTCCATGAACTCTGGATTTAAAGTATCGACTGAAAATCTAAGAGATAAATCAAATCTACCTTCGATGTCTTCTTGCTTCATTGCAATCTCTTCAACTGGGCCGCCAGTTATTCTGGCAACAAAAGCTGGGTCCAAATATTGCTGGCACAAAGATAATGCTTGCGACAATGCTTCTCGCCAAGAATCCAGCCAGCGGTTTACCATGCACTGCTGATACATTTGGCGAGCTTCTGGCTTCTCTGGGTTACCAAAGTACCTCTCTGCGTCCATAATAGCAGCCTGCTCGGCCTCCATCGAGCTTTGCGAAAGAGGGGGCGGCTGGAGCCAGCCAACATCATCTGGGCGAGATATGGTAATCTGTGATGCAGGAGCAACCATCAAATTCAATCCTGCCCTCCTAGCATTTACCAATAAAGGAGGTATGACACCAATCTGACTTGCATCATTCCTGAGATCTCTTTGCACCTTTGCTTCATATTGATTCGTAGCAACCAGTTCAGAGATTCCTCGAGAATCAAATATGGACCTTGATAACCGCTCCCGTGTAAACAGGACAAACGGCATTTGATTATGGCCATATTTTAAAATTTCATGCTTACCATAGAGATCTGGAACATGTGACGAAAATGCAGTGCAGTAGATGGCAGGAACATTTGTATCTTCATCATAGACCCTATGGTAAGCATAAAAGATTTCATAAAGGTCATTGAAGTCACCTTCTACACCCTTGCCCATTGTATGGACTCCAAGCTG